TGACCCGACAGTTGACGAACCTATATTGCTTATCAATAAGCACATAGGTTTTGACGAGCAAGAGGGGCAAGGGATAGATGGCTCTTTGTTTCAGCAAGAATTATTACAGCTTGATACAATGGGCAAAAAGCGCATTGAAATTTGGATTAATTCCCCTGGTGGCGTAGTAACAGATGGCTATTCTATTTACAGCGCAATATTAAAAACAAATACTCCCGTAGATACCTATTGCGTAGGATGTGCTGCTTCAATAGCGGGGGTTATATTCCAAGCGGGTCGCAAACGTATAATGGCTGATTATTCATGGTTGATGTATCATAATCCTTTTGGAAGCGATAACACGGACGTAATAGCCACAATGAAGCAATCAATAATAAAAATGATTGCAACACGTAGCGGAATGAGTGAAGCAGATGTTAGGCAAATGATGAACCGTGAAACGTTCATACTAGCGGATGAAGCATTAAGGTTAAAGCTTACAGATTCAATAGATTCTAGTGTGCAACTAAATACTAAATATCTAAAGAAGATAACAGACAGTTTACAGTTTCACAAGGAATGCAATAAAGTAGTAAACTCAATTTTAAACAATAACTCAAATACTCAAACTATGTCAATGACTAAAGTATGTATGAAATTGGGGCTTAATGATTCGGCTCAAGAAGACCATATCATTGCCGCAATTGTTGCCCTAGAAAATAAGGCAAAGAAAGCCGAAGCCGAAGCTGACGAAGCTAAGATGAAAGCTGAAAATAAAGCAAAAGAAGATTCCGATTCTTACGCTAAATTAAAGAATGACTTTGAAGAAAAGAAAAAAGCATTCGACAAACTAAAGGCAGAAATGGAAGACTGCAAATCTAAGCTTGATGCTTTGGAAGAAGATAAAGCTAAGGCAGAAATGGAAACAAAGAAAGAAAAGGCTAAAAACATGGTTGAAGGTATTGCTAAAGTTGGCAAAATCAAAAACGAAGCTACCGTTATCCTTAAATGGACTAACCTAGCTATTGCTGATTTTGAAGGTACTAAGGCCATGCTTGATGAATTGCCTTTAAACAAAATTGCGCCAATCGTTACAGATGCAACACCTAACAGATTGGAAGACGGTCAATTGCCTACAACTGCAATAGGTTTGTTAGCAAAAAATCGTTTAGCAAGACAAGGTAAACTTTAATTAATTAAATTTTAAAACTACAATAACATGGCATTAGTAATTAATGATACCCAATACGCAGGTACATTCGCCTCATACTTTTGGTTGCCCGCTACTTTCGGACTTAACACAATTCAAAAGGGATGTGTTTATGTTCAAGATGGCATCAAAAAGCAACATACAATCGGACGTGTAGACTTCGCAAATCCATTGCAATCACGTACCGCAACACCAACAACAAGTGGAACTTTCACCGTTGATGGTCGTACTTTAGTGCCGCAAGACATTATGGTCTATACCGAGTTTAATCCTCGTGACTACGAGCAACATTGGTTAGCGGAGCAATTAAGCCCTACATTGCTTGCTCGTGAGTTGCCCGTAACAGCAGAAAACTACATGATGCAAATAGGACTTTCAAGGGCTTTCGAGCAGTTGGAATTAGGTATTTGGATGGGTTCACAAAGCTACACAGCAGCACCTGGTACAAGTGGCAACGGTCAGTTAGCATTCTTTAACGGATTTTTCCAAAAGATGATTAACGATTCAAGCGTATTGCAAGTTGCTAACCCGCTTCCTTTGAGTGCAGCAGCTACTAGTGGAAGTGTTTACAATATCGCAGATGCTTTCGATGCTCTTTTAAAACTTTGCGCAGTAAACAAGAAAGCTCTTTTAGCTAATCCTAAGAGATACGAAAGATTGAAGTTCTTTGTTTCTGTAAACACAGAACAAATCTATCAAACTTACATCACTACAAGCCAAGTGTACAAAGGTGTAAATACTACTGAAAAGGGTATTAACCTCTACAAAGGATATGAGATTGTTCCTTTGCCAGGTATTGCAGACGATACAATCTTATTCACTTGTGGGTTAGACGATGTATCTAGTAACTTGTATATTGGTATGAATAGCACCGAAGATAACAACTTGCAATTGATGAGGTTGCAAAACAACTCAGAACTATTCTTCCTTAAAGGGTTGATGAAGTTTGACGTTCAATACGGTTTTGGTGCAGAAGCTTTCCTTTACACAACAATGACGGCTGCAACATTTACAGCGTAATTTATAAGGGGTAATCTTAAACGGTTACCCTTATTTTAAAACTTTTCAAATTATAACAAATGAAAAAAATAGTATTATTCTTATCGTTTATCATAGCGGTAATAGTTACAAATGCTCAAAGTACTTCACCTCGTTTTGGTACTTTAAAAAACCAAGATAACACAGGTCGTGTATTGACTTACGGATTGAAATCTTACACAGATGCGACAGGTGCAGATAGTGTTATTGTAACGCCTTCTTTTTATCAAACTATATACAAAGTTACTTTGGTTGATAGCTTTTGTTTTAAAACGCCAGTAACTACTGTTTCTTACTATGGTGATAATATCAAAATAATTGCTATAGGTGCAAGTGGAACTAAAGTAAAATTCAGCGGTAGTTCATGGATTACCTCAGGTGCAGCTACATTGTCAAGTAATGGGCGTGCAGTTATAGATTTAGTTTTCGATGGTACATATTGGGTAGAAGCCAATAGGACTGTACAATAATATTTCTTATGAAACACGTTTTTGAAGCTTTACCCCACATTGACAAGATATGGGTAACAAAAGACGGCAATTATCATTTACACCCTCACTACGGTGGCACTATTGTCATCCGTGAGGATGCAAATACTAAAATCGAGCAACCTAAAAAAGTTGTTCTTAAAACAAAATTAAATGATAAGTAACATAACATTTATTAAGGGTCAGGGCGCAAGTAAAAGAATACCCGCAGGGCAGGATTTTATTAGCGGTTTGATTTTTTACACGGGGTCGTTACCTAGTGGGTTTACTACCACAAATAATATCAAAGCATTTTACAGCCCGATAGATGCTATTAATGCAGGGATATTAAATGACTATTCGGATGCCACGGCAGCAGCAGGTAGTTATTTAGTAACAACAGCGGGAACTACAGGCGATGTAATTACTATCACAGTAGCAGACTTAGACATTTACGGAAACAAACAAACTACTACTATTGGCACTTACACTAAAGTAAGCGGCGATAGTACAGCGGCGGCAGTTGCTACAAGTATTGCAGCAGCTATTAACGCATTAACTACAACAACAGGATATAGTGCTACTGTTAGCAGCGCAACGGTAACTATCATTGCACCTAAAAGATTAGGCATCTACTTAAATAGTGGTACACCTATAACAGTAACACTTTCTAGTGGTGCTACATTGGCAGGAACGCTAACGCAGTTTAGTGGTGGGGTTGCTTCTAAACAAGCAGTTTGGTTTTATCACATCAACAGGTTCTTCCAAGCTAACCCAAACAGTCAATTGTATGTCGGCTTCTTCCCCGTCCCTTCAACATACACATTTAGCGAAATTACTTTACTGCAAACCTTCAGCGGTGGTACTATTCGCCAAGTGGGTATATACAAGGATTCAGCGGCTTATAGTGCAGGGGATTTAACAGCTATTGATAGTCAGATTAAGACTTACAATGACGCTAAGCATAAACCACTATCCGCACTTTACGCAGCAGATTTAAGCGGTACGAGCGACATTACTACAATAGTAGATTTGTCAACTTACACAGCGAATAAATGTTCTAGTATTATCGGGCAAGATGGATACGGATTAGGCAACTACCTGTATTTAACTTATGGTAAATCTATTACTCAATTAGGTGTCGCATTAGGTTTACTTTCATTAAGCGCAGTAAGTGAAGACTTTGGAGAACCCGCTAAGTTTAACCTAGCTTTCGATGGATACGAAGATGCAGTACCCGCATTTGCGAATGGTAAGAAATTATCAGACCCGTCATTGAGCGATGCCGCACTAGATGCTATAGATGCTAAACGTCATATTTTCGGATTGACTTATATAGGTGTAGCAGGCACTTTCTTTAACGATAACCATTGTGCTATCAGTACAAGTAGTGACTACGCTTATATCAATGATAACCGTGTAATCGACAAAGCTATCAGAGGCGTTTACGCTGCAATGATACCTTACTTAAAGAGTAAGTTAGTAAAGAATGCGGATGGAACTTTGGCAGCAACTACGGTAGCGTTTTTACAAGGGATTGCAATACAGCCTTTGTACCAAATGAGCCGTGACGGTGACTTAGGGGAAATTTCACCTAGTGACGTTTATATCGACCCTTCGCAAAATGTGACATCAACGAGTACTATTGTAATTAACATCTACTTAAACGCAGATGCTATTGCAAGACAGATTCAAATACCAATCAGTTTTAAATAATTAAATTATGGCAGCACCATTAATAGGAGGCGTAGCGTATAGTTGGGCATCCGTTACCTTTAATTTGTTTGGCGTACCCGTAAAAGGTATTACAAACATTACTTACAATGCCAAGCAAGAAAAGACAAACAACTACGGCGCAGGAAGTGAGCCAGTAAGTCGTGGTTACGGTCGTAAGACTTACGAGGGTTCAATAGAAATCTATTTAGATGAATGGAAACAAGTAATTGCCGCAGCACCAAGTAGAGACCCTTTGTTAATTGGATTCTTTGACATTGCGGTAACTTATGGCAACAGCCTTGCAGATGCAACAACTGATATGCTTAGGGCGGTTGAGTTTTTAGAAAATCCTTTTGAAGCAAAAGAAGGTGATACGAAACTAATGGTAAAAATACCGTTAATTATTGGAAAAATAGACAGATAAAATATGAAAAAAGAATTAACACAGAAAGAGATTGAAACAGTAGAAGAGTATGCAGAATCATTAGCAAAGAAACTAGGCATAAAGAAAGTTCATGTTTACGTAGCTATTGACGAAGAAACGGGCGATAGGGTTGTGGGCTATTACAAAGAGCCTAGTTATGCGCAGAAACTTTATGCAATGGATAAGATTGCTACGGTAGGAACTTTTAGCGCAGGCGAAGAACTAAGGCAAGCTTTGACATTGACTGGTGAAGGCGAAAGCGATGTAAGAATTTACACCGAAGACCAATATAAACTAGCTATTGCGGGGGCTTGTATTGCTTTAATACAAGTTGCTCAAAATCGGTTTAAAAAAAAATAGCTGAGTACGAAAGTATTGTAAAAGACACCCCAACGGGTAGAATGACAGCCCTAATAAAGGGCTGTCTTCATTTGGATACAGCCCAATTAACAGAGGATGAATTTTGCAAAGCGTGGGCGCAAACAAAATATTATCTTAGCATTGTACACCAAGTAAAATTTGAATAATGGCAGACGTAGTGGAGTATATAATGAACCTTAAGGATAATTTGAGTCCAGCTATCGAGGGCGCAACTTCTCATGTCAAAAAGATGGAAAGTGCTTTTGGTGACTTAGGCGAAAAGGCTAATCACATAGTTGAAGCTATGGGAATTTCATTTGCCGTGTTCAAAGGATTTGAGACTATAAAAGAAGGCATTGAAAAGGTAGAGGAATTTCATAAGGCAGAAGCAGCTTTGAGTAATACCATGAAAAATATGGGAACTTATAGCGAAGAAAGTTTTGAAAAAATAGTAAAAGGTGCAGCAGGTTTAAGTCAAAAAGTAGGATTTTCTAAAGCACAATTTATAGGGTTGCAATCACAATTGCAGCTAGTAGGTAATATTGGTGAAAACGAAATGAACCGTTTGCAGAAAGTATCTGCCGATTATGCTACTAAGTTTGGAATGGATTTAGAAAGTGCAGGTAATACTTTGGCAAAAGCTATAAACAACCCCGAATTGGCAAGGCGGTTAGGTATGCAGTTAAAGATTGATCCAGCTGTTATGGAACATGTACAGAAACTTGCAAAGAGCGGAAAGGAAGCCGAGGCGAGAATGGAATTGTTATCCATTGCAGAGCAGAAAGTAGGCGGTGCAGCCGAAGCGGCATTTAATGCCGACCCATAGGCAAGGTTTAATAAGATGATGCTATCCGTACAAATGGCATTAGGTGAAGGGGCAATTGAACTATTAAAAGTGTTACAACCTGCACTAGAAACGGTTGGTACTTATGTAAAGATGTTTGCCAATGGATTAAGAGAACTATATAAATGGATAGGTGAAAATAAATATTTACTACAAACTATTGCAGTTGCTATTCTAGCGGGTGCGGCGGCATTTGGTGTAATTGTAGTAGCTATCAATGCGGCTACTATTGCAGCTACAATACAAGCAGCCGTAATGGGTGGGTTAACAGCGGTAATAGAGGGGTGTTCAGTTGCTATGGAATTTCTTAACGCTACTTTTTTAGCTTCACCTATTGGATGGGTAGTTGTAGGCGTTGCAGCATTGGCAGCGGGTATTATGGGATTGATTCATCATTTTGGTAGCTTTCAAAATGCAATGAAAGACACATGGGAAATAATTAAAGCGTTTGGCATTGGCGTAGGACATGTATTTTGGGGAATAGGTGAAAGTATTTTAGGTGCTTTAACGATGAACCCCGCATTAATAAAGAAAGGTTTATCAGATACTATTTCCGCCGTACACGATGCAAGTAAAGAAATACAATCTATTTGGAACAATAAAGATGCACAAGAGGCAGCGGCGAAAGGTAAAAACTTAGTTCCTAAGCAGGAAAAAGGCAAAGAGGGCAAAGCAGGACAAGCAGGTAAGGAAGCACCCGCATTGAAGACTAAAGCGGAAGGGCAAAAGGTTGTAAATATTCACATCGCTATTAATGGTGGATTGGTTCACGAAATGAAAATAATGACTACTAATATTTCACAAGGATATGGTAAGATAAAAGAAGCAGTACAAGATGTATTAGTAGGTGTAATAAATGATTCTCAGGTAGTGGCAAGTTTTTAGAGATTATGGCAATAGAAATAACAAACGAAGGATTAGCTTTAAATGGTGCAAGATTAGCGGGGCAGATAGCTACTGAATTACTAGCAAAAGCACGTGATAATAGACCGCATAGTAATTTATATGCTAAGGGTGTAAATGCTTTACCTAAATCAGTGCCTAGTGGTAACAATCCATTTAACGGGCAAACAGGAACAGCGACGCCCGACACGCCACTTTATAAGTCTGATATAGGAACGGATGTTTATGCAGACGTTACTTTTGGCAGTGTTACTTATACCGACAGAAGCGGAAAAGTAATTACAACCCCTTCACTAACTTTTCAAGCTATTCTTATAAGTTTGTCTTTTCCTAGAAATATTGTAAAGACAGAAATACAAGGTCGTGATGGAACGGTAAAAGAATACATCGGTGAAGGTGACGCAACAATAAATTTTAGAGGTGTAATAACAGGAACTAATGGTGTATATCCATCAGACGAAG